GTTATATACGTAGGTTTACCATTGCTATAATAAGTAAAACCCTCATCTCTTCTTTTAAATTCTTGATCTATATAATCATACCAATACTCCTTAAAACTGTCAGGATGTTTACTCCAATCGGCAACATTTTTAATTTTATCCAATTCTTTATGATACTTAGATTGTTCCCAATATTGTTCTTCTTTTGTTTCAGATCGTTTATGCGCGTCTTCGGCAAAAGGCAATGCAATTCTAAGATTTTGTATTTCATATATTTCGCCAATCTTACCTGTCTTACTGATAACAACTACATCATAGTCTTTATCATATCCATATTTCCATTTATTTAACCTATTGTTCTTTTTAATAACTGTAGGTTTTATATAATCTGGTAATACCTTATATAAAGTTTGTTCGTACATTATCTAGATCTCCCCTCTGCAAATCCTTTAAATGGTTTTGCTATAGTTTCTTTAGAAGCATCCTCAATCATTTTTGTTTCGTCTTCTATTCTAGCAAGAATTTCAAACGCATCGAATATTGCTAATTTTTTTGTTGCAGCTGCATTCTTTAATTTGTCTGCTGATAAATCATCATCTCCGTTGTTTAATATGGCTTCTTCTGCAACTTTAATTAATTCTAATACAGCTTTATGCCCCGCTGCTATAATACTTAATTTTGTTTCATTTTGCCCAATATGGGTCATATTCAACTTCGTTTCCTTTGTATCCATATTTAATTACAATATCATTAGATTTCATACAATATAATCGCTGGCCTTCTACAATAAACTCATACTCACCATTAGGGGTATAACCTACTAGATCTCCAGGATTGATTTTAAGCTTGTTTAAGGAATCATTTCCGTATTTTAATATACCAATAAGTTCTCTTTCTTTATCTAGCTTAAAATTATCATTATTCTTTATTGGCTTTACAAAACATCTATCGTTAAATGCAATCCATTTCTTATCATTTTTGTATAAGTAAATTTGATCTGCATTGCAAAAGTATTGATCATCTCTAAAATATGATGAACTATTCTTGCTTTTACCTTTCATATCGTAAAACCTTCTAAATACATTATGGTGAATTACTACTAAATCTCCTTCTTTAATTTCTGTTTTGAATGCTAAAGGAGTTGAAATCACAACCGCTACATTATTAACAGATTTAAAACTTTCTATTTTCGTATTCAGTAATAATTCTTTATTATCTACCGTAATGCTATTTTCATATCTTTCGCCTAATGGCTTAACTATAAAGTTAAATACACTTCTCATCAATATTCTAAATCATATTCAACAGAAATAGCCATATTAGAATTAAACTTCTTCCACGGCATTATTTCATCTCCTTTTTTTATATGAATATTATAAGAGTTTTCTAGTTCGTTAAACAATATATGGGAAATCTCGTGACCCCCATATACTGTTTGCCCTATAGAATAATGCATGGCATCGTTCTTATAATCTGAACCTATACTTATTTTTCTTATAACAGAACTCACAATTAGTCTTCGCTTAAATCAGTTGACCCACTTTCTTTTACGATGCTCGTATAAGAACCATCTTGTAAATTAATATTAATCGGCCCGTATTCTGCTTCAATTTCGGATTTGAATTCTTCGATTGACTTGTTTACATCGGCTAGTTGGTGAAGATAACTATGCTTTTGCGATTCTGCAACCCCTATATTTGTTAATAGTGTTTGCAAATCTTTTTGCCCTGCATTAATTTTTTCTAATTGTTCTGCTGTAATCTTTTTAATTTCTGTACTCATTTTATTTAATTTAATTGTTTAATATATGTAATTACGTATTATAACTTATTTTTTCTTCGCGGCTTTTATAGCAGCTCTTTTTGCTAATTCTACATCTTGCCTATCTGATATAGCCTGCTTAGCGCTTATATATGCTTTATGTCTTTCTGGACTAACCCCAAATCCGCTATCAGAACTAGATATTAAATTTCTATTTAAAAGATTTTGTTCTTGCGGAGTAACCTCTCTGCTTTGAAAAGTATTTTTTTCTCCAGTACTATAAGGATTACCACGTTTAATATTTTCAGGATTAGTATCAGTTACATTTTTAAGTTTTTTACTAGCAATAAAACTTAAATCTTTTGTCATTCCCTCAACTTTTTGTCCTCCAAATTTTTGATTTGTTACCTCTTGTGTAAAATAATTTTTAGCCGCTTCAGGAGTTTTTGGCGGCTGAGTTATTTGGACAGGAGCTGTTGGCGTAGGAGCTATTGGCATATCCTTTCCTGTAGCAGTTGCTGTAGCACTAACTGTCTTGTTATATTTACCAGATGCTTTCCCCGCTGCAACGGCTTTTGCTAAAGCAGCTTTCTCTTGAGGAGTTTTCGCTTGTCTAATATTTGTAGCTGTTCCTACTTCTGCTCTAAAATCAGAAGAGCCACCTAATGGTTTTACCTGTATGTTTGTTGCTAGCTTTGCTTCAGCCGCAGCTTTCGCTTTTGCTTCAAGTGTTGGATCTATACTATTAGCAGACCCACTATTTAAACTAGTTGGTAATCCACCTCCTGTTTTAGGACCGTTACCTCTACCTGCTGTTTGAGTATATGCCATCTTATTTTTTCTTTTTGATTATTGTTTTCTTTGCTGCAGCTTTTTCTTTCATTTGCATTTTTTTGCCTTCACCTTTTTCGTGTTTAGCCATTGCTGTTTTAGAACCGTATTTTTCGCCAGTTGCTTTTTCTGTAACCATTTTTTTCATAATAATTATTCTTCAGTTTCGTTAACATTTTTTTTATCTGTGTATAATCCTATCCACCTATTAATGGTATAGCCAATAGAAACCACTAATAACATTATCTTTAATACTGGTTCTACCGCGGTCATGCTTATGACCATAGCTGTACTATTAAATAAATATATTTTTAAATCAGTATGCCCCATTAGAACGTCCTTTTGCTTTTTGAGTAATTGGACAGCCGCACGCCATAGGTTTATCATTATTCAAAATAATGCCATTGATGCCAGAACTAGAACCTTTGCCTTTTGGTAAAGAATCAGTATTAAAAGGACCATTCCACAAAGCGTTAGCGCCAACTCCTGAAGTTTTAGCTAGTTTGTCATGTGAATCCATTGGGTGTGTTTTAATATTTAAGTTCATGATTAATATGTTTGTAGGTTATTATTAGGCATAATTTGCGTTTGTACGTTTTGCGGGGCTGCTATCGGAGCGCTAGGTATACTATATTGTACAGGCGCATTAGCATCCATAAGAGGAGCGCCAACTGTTCTGTTAAATGTATTTGGCATTTGCATACCATTTACACCCTGCAGTGTTTGCATATTACCCATTGCATTTGGATTAATTGCATTTGATTGCAATTGATTCGGGTTTAAGTTATAGTTGTCTATCATTTTAATTATTTTTATTAACGTTTTCTATTGCTTTTTTTAATACTATATCACTATAGGTTTTACCTTTCATTATAGGGTTTCTTTGTGTGCTAGTAGGTATTTCTTCGATACCAAGCATTATGCGGTACATTCTACTAATTAATTGTTTGCACTTAAAAGAAACTTTATATATGTGGTATTTCTGTGTTGTGTGATTTCTAGGTCTCCAAACAACTATCCATCCTTCTTTTAATAAGGAGTTCCATCGTCTATTGTCCCAGCTATATGAATATGTACCTATCTTAAAATCTTGTTTTGTGAAGAAGTCCATACAATCAAAGTATATAAGCAATTCCAAATCGGCATCTGATAACTCATTTGTTTTACATGCCCATTTACGTATTATTCTATAATTTTTTAATAAGTTAAGTTCTTTTATGTCCTTAGCTTCAAAACGTTTCATAATACAACAACTATATCTTGCAATTTTATAATGGTATACTTATCGCCTTCAAACTCTATTCCGTGTCCAGCATGCTTATCGTAGTATATCTCATCTCCTTCAGCAACCGCTTTTATATCGTCACTAACCGATACGATAACCGCTTCTTTATATCTAATGTCTTCTTTATCTTTTTCAATCAAAATAAGGCCTCCTTTTGTTTTATCTGTAACTACCTTCTTTGGTAGTATAATTATATTGTTACCTATTGCCTTCATTGATCCTAAGATTATTGATTACACAATCGGTTGATAATATTGTAACAGCAACTGACGCTGCATTTCTTAAGGCTGACTTGGTAACTAATAACGGATCAATAATACCCGCTTCAATCATATTAACCGTTTTATTGGTTATAACATTTAATCCAAAACCTACACGTCTATTCACTGGTATTCCATCAATTCCAGCATTCCTTAAAATAGTATAGAACGGAGCTCTTATTGCATTTAGCAAAGCGGTTTCACCCGCTGAATCTGAAGTGATAATTTCTGAAGCATCTAATAATGCAATACCACCACCTGGGATAATACCTTCTTTTATTGCTGCTTTAGTTGCGCATATTGCATCTTCAACTCTATCAGCTTTTTCTTTTAACTCAATATCTGAATTAGCGCCAACTTTTACAATTGCTACTTTAGCACATAGTCTAGCTAATCTTCTTTCTAATCTAATAACTTCTCCTGGTGGATTGTTATCTAATAGTTTTGTTTTTATTTCGTTTATTAATGTAATGACATCATCATTAGGTTCGCCAACTTGTAATATAGTATCTCCATCACTAGTTATACTTTTTAAACAAGTTCCAAGATATTCTGGTTGGATTAAATCCATATCATCTCCAAGATCCTCATTGATAACAGTCGCTCCTGTTAATAAAGCTAAATCTGATAGCATATCTTTTTTGCTTACGCCGTATGTAGGAGCATTGATAACATTAACCTTAATGTTGCCTTTAACCTTATTCATTGCTAATGCTGCTATAACCGTTGGTTCAACATCCGCAATAATTAATAAAGACTTATTTGTTTTTATAATATATTCTAATACAGATTGTATTTGTCTAATATTTTCAACAGGTGATTCAATAATCAATACTTGTGGGTTATCTAACTCGGCCGTCTTTTTTGTATGGTTTGTAATAAAATGAGAATTAACTAATCCCTTATCGTATTGCACGCCATCTAATATTTCAATTTCAGTCTCAGCCAGTGATGATGATTCCATCATAACAATACCAGTTTCATTGACTGCTCTAAAAGCATCCCCAATAATCCTACCTAATGTAGGATCGTTGTTTGTTGAGATCGTTGCAATTTGATCAATCATTGTTCCTGTAACTGGGACTGCAATAGACTCTAAATATTCAATTACTTTTTCAACAGTGGTTTCAATACCGGTTTTAAGTTCTCTTGAACTAATAGTATCTTTAACTTCATAAGCCTCAGATAAAATAGCGTGAGCTAATACCGTTGCCGTAGTTGTTCCGTCACCGGCTTCTTTAACTGTTTTTCTAGCTGCTTCTTTTAAAAGCCTTGCCCCCATGTTTTCAATAGGATCTAATAGTACAACACTATCTGCTACTGTAACACCGTCTTTTGTAATTACAGGATTACCTGCACCATCTTCTAACATTACACATTTACCACTTGCTCCAAGCGTTGAACTAACTGCTCGTGTTAATTTTGTAATACCTTCAAAAACCTTGTTCTTGGCATCGTCACCAAAACTAAGGTTCTTAACAATTGCGTCTGACATATTTATTTGATTTAATTTAATTTGATTATATTCCTATTATTACGCAGTATTAATTTTTTTTAACTAAATACTCTAAGTACGTTTATTTTATTATGATATTTATAAACTATGAATCCCACTAGTATAACAAATAATAAAGCTGTTAAATGCATAATATAGTTTGCTTTTTTAACTATTTCTTTTTTCTTTACTACAGTTTCTGTTTTAACTGCTGTTTTTTGTGTTTTAGATGTGTTTAAATTAGTCTTTTTACTTTTTGAATGTATATTACTATTAGTTTGTTTTTTAATCGTTATAGTGACGTTTTTATATACTTTGCCATCAACAATAAATTCCGCACAAGAATCAATTGGCTTAATGATTATGTCTTCTAAGATCGCTTCTTTTTTTACGTAACTACTATCTACGACTTTTATTGACAGTGTATCTTTTACAATTGAAATGCTATCTGATTTAATGACTAACTTATCAGTGATAACTTTACGAGAAGCGCACGATGATAACATAGATATAAAAATAACCGCTAATGTAGCAGCCAACCAAAATGTAATTACACCCTTGTTTTTTTTAATCATTATGTTATTGTTAAAGTTATTTCTTTTACTAACTGCATTTTCTTAAATAATCTATTAAAAGCAATTCTTGAATTACCTATGAAGTCTTTGCCTTTAGTTGTTCCGGTTAATATGCATCCCTCAGTATCATGGTTAGTATTTCCAGGGTGAATACGTATACCTTCAAAATTTGGTACATTCAATACTAACGGTAGTAATTTTTTAAACCTATTTGATTTATTAATTATAACTTTGTATTTACCTTTTGGTATTGCTGTTTCGCTTTTAATTTTTACTTCTCTTTCTTTATCCTCCAAAGTAAAGCATTCAAATACTCCATCAATATATAGTTCGCCTATTGTTGAATTTTCTGTTCTGTATAATCTTTTAACTTCTATTTTCATATTTAACTTTTTAATTTTGCAACTATATCCGTAAATCCTTGTATGCTTACATAAGCAGTAGCTATTACAACCCAGTCTTGTGAAGTTAAATCTCCAGCAAATAATCCACAACAAGCTATCACAAACACCATTAATTTGCGTGAAATAATTTTGTTTAATATTTTATCTATATTATTCATAATTTACATATTGTATGTATGAAGGTAATTCATCTTCTGAAATTTCAAATAAATCTGGGTGATTTACAATTGATAGATGATTTTCTAATGGTTCTTCTGCTATTACTACTGTATAACTATTTGTTCCTACTGAATTAATTTGTCTTATATGTCTCATTATGTAAAATATTGTAAGGTTAAATGTACGACTTTAATAGAAATTGCAGTTCCAGCAGTTAATAAAAATTCATATCCGTTATTTGCTGAATTTCGTCTTAAAAAACAAACCCTTGATGTATTCCCAACCGCTACTGTTGATGTATTAAACATTCCTACGCCATAGTACAAAACATCCAATGCTCCTGTAAAACCAGTTGGAGGTGCTGGAGTAGGTAAATCAGTTGGTAATGGAATAATGACAGTAGCATTACTTCCGCCAACATTATAACTTAAACTTAATCTAACAGTTACTAAACTGCCTACTTGATTCCATTTATAAGTGTTTGCTAAAATAGTTGTTGGTGCAGTTCCACTCCAAGTTGGAGATCCACTATATGTTTGTTCTGCTATATCTTTATAAACTTGCGTTGTTGGAATTTCACTTGCATTAGTATTATTAGCCAACATAGTATAAGCTGCTCTTGAAGTATCAACTGTACTAATTGTGTTAGTTGTTATATCTATACCATTTCCTGCGGTTAAAGTATCTTGTTTGTTATTAAATGTAGTCCAATTAGCAGAAGATAAAGCACCTCTATTACTTGCAGAAGCAGTAGGTAAATTAAATGTATGTGTACTTCCACTTGAATTAATAGCGAAATCTGTTCCTGTTGTTCCTGTTGCAAAATTTTGAACTTGTGCTTGTAATCCATTTAAAGCAGTTAATCCAGCGGTAAAAGTTGTTATTACTTCACAAAGGTGTCCATTCTGTGTATGTAGTGTAATTGTTTTACTTGAAGCATTTACATATACTCTAATCGCTAATCTATCATTAACTGTTAATACCGTTTCAGGCACTGCTAATGGTGTAAAATAAGCATCTATAGCCGTTCCGTTTGTTATTCCTTCAGGAGCAGCAGAACCACTTGCAATTAAAGTAAATGTAGTTCCATCATATTTATATAATTCAGCATAAAATGAAGGTGAACCACCAGCAGAACTTGAAGAAAAGAAAAATTCTAAATTCCAATTACCAGCAGGAATAAGTAATAATGAAGGGTCGGCTACATCAGTTATAAATGAAGCTATATATCCATTAGAACTTATGTTAAAATCTGCACCTGTTCCTATTACCGCAGTCTTACTAAACTCATAATAAGTTGTACCTCCAATATTACCTTGACTTGTACCACCGTTTAGATAATAATTAACACTTGAACCACCACCACCTGCACCTTCTAAAGTAACAACATTTCCACTTGAGTCAACACCAATTAATTTACCAGTACTTGAAGGAGATGCACTTGTTAATCTTTCTAATCTTAAACCTGATGTATTCGCTGCTTCAGAGTATATGTGTAAAGTGTTTGTCGGACTAACAACTCCTATACCTATTCTACCTCCTGATATAGGGGTAATTGATGGGTCTCCTGATATATCTGAATGAGTTCCTGTGCCAAATAATACACCACCTAAATTAATACTATTATCCGTTCCGTTTGGCAATGAAATATTTGTGCCTATAATTATATTATTTGAACTTATATCATTATCAGTAAAAGACATACCAGCTTGATAACCTAATAAATTTGAATTATTAGCACCTGATGCATTAGAACCAGCTTCTTTACCAAAGAAATTTGAATTATTAGCACTTGATGCTCCAATACCAGCTCCAGTTCCAATGAAATTTGAATCATTAGCATAGCTTGCATTATAACCAGTCGATGCTCCAATAAAATTTGAATTATTTGCGGTTGTTGTACCATAACCAGCACCATCTCCAAGAAAAATTGAATTAGTAGCAGTTGAATTTTCTCCAGTATCAATCAATCCAGTTGAAAAAAGACTGTTGTCATTTACAATAGTTATAGGTGAATCTGCTGGAATTGTTGGTTTATTTAATATTTGAGCATCCCCACTAACTGCATCCCAATCAGCATTTACATTTACTTCAGCACCTGTTTCAATGCCACTTAATTTATTCTTTTCATCAGTTGTATAATCATTTAAAGTAGCACCTGCTAAAGTACCATTCCCTAAAGGTACGATTGCATCTGTTCCTGTATTGCTATTAATTGTAAAATTACTTGCGGTTTGTGAAGTGGTTAAATTAGCACCACCACTTGATGAAGTAATTTGATTTATATTTACAGTCGTTAAATTTGGATTTACAGTTATTGCAACTGTTTCAGTTGTTTCATAAACATTAATATCTATTATATCGTTTGCCATTATCTTGTTACATCATTAGTTATTGAAAAGTTTCCACTTATATATGTTTTAACAGTTCCATCTGCTTTTATTAATTCAATGTCATAAATATAATTTGCAGCATCAATATTAATTATTTGTCTATTAATTCTAAATAAACCAGTAGCAGGAGTTGTAATAGTTATTCCTGCACTTGCAACAGAAGTTAATGAAAGAAATATTACTCCTCCATATTCTTTTCTTAATTGCATTCTTAATGTGCATCCGGTTAAGTTTAAAGCAACTGAATTAACAAGCATTTGAAAATTTACTGCTTCAAATGTATCTCCTTTTATATGTGTAAAGTCTAAAGCCATTATTTGTCTTTATTTAGTTTATTTAAAAATACCTCTAACTTTTTTACGTTAGTTTCTTTTGGCTTGTATGTTTCTTTTATAGTACCCATCCTGTAAAATTTGCATCTTTATCTGGATAAACATCAGCATCTGAATTTAGATAATATTCAGGAAATAAAGTTTGATTAAAACTCATATAATCAATAAATCTATTTGTATAAGATTGTGCAGTATCTCTTGACTTTTCAATTAAAAAATCTATTTCAGACTTTTCAACTGTTGTACTGTTTTCTGAATTATGCTTGTATACTCCTTTTTCAGTTATTTTAATAGATGAATAAGGTAAAAACTCTACCATTGTCCACCATACTACCATCATTTTAATATAATCGCTTAAAAGCGTTGTATATGGACTTATTAAATTACCCGCAACAATACCATCGTTAATTTTATTATATAATTTTGTTCCTAAATAATTTTGAATATGTAGTTGTTGTGCTTGAAAAATAAATTGAGTATATGAATCAGCATCAATATTACCATTTAAATTGGTATATTTAATTAAATCATTTGTTGTTATGAAAAGTGCTTTTGCCATATCTTAATTTTTATTTTTAATTTTATCCCAATACTCTTGTGTATATCCTTTTGTAGGCATATCACTTGGCTTCATAGATACTTCTTTTTCATTACGTATTCTATATCCATATTTTTCAGCTATTGCATTGCTTAATGGTTTTGCTTTAGGACTTGTTGGGTCTATTTTTACACCATCTAAATTAGCGTATGTTCTACGTAACCATTTATGCTCACATCTTGCCCCACCTTTATATAACCAAATAGAATATGTATCAGCACCTTTAACTCCAAATCCAGCATTTACAACTTGTCCACCCATAGAAATAATATCTTCTTTTCTATAAACTTTGTCAGCATTTACCATTTTATTGCAAAATTCTCTTTGTCCTGATAAATTTCCACTATAAACATATCTTGTAATGAAGTTTACACCATCAATAACCTTATCTTGTTCTGATTTGTTAGTTGGTCTTGCAACTCCTGTAGTTACAAATTGCCACATTTTAGATAATGTACTTTCTTTTTTAGAATTTATGTTTTGTATTTCTAAATCTAATTCATCTTCAGTATCATAATCAACTTCTGTTTCATCAATTATTAACCATTCTTCACCTAATGTTTCTCCTTTTTCAATTAGTAAATCTGCAATAGAATCATTTGATAAATTATGTGAACACATTTTAACACCTGTTTCTTCTTCCATTGTTTCTGCATCCATTCCTGATACATCAATAAATTCTAAAGGTTGTATTGTTTTGAAATATAACTTTAATGATATATTGTTAATAGCTAAAATAACGTCCAAGGCTTCAATTATTTCTAATTGATATGGTTTTATTACTATATTGTCAAATAATAGCGTAGCAGTCTTTATTTCGTCTGCATTGTTACCTAAACCACCATCACCTGTTCTAATTCCTAATAACATTGGAGAAGTAACTCTATGTCCTACAATTAGTTTTTCAAAACATTCTTTACTTAAATATTCATAATGTGCAGGAGCATCATTTAAAGGTAAATCTTCTACAGTTGTTTTAGATTCAGCATTAGCATTAAAAGCTACAATTACTTTTTCTCCTCTTGCTCCTGTTAGTTTTCCAAGTACTTCACGTTTCAATTTATCCCTCATTTCTTCTGTAGGAATACCATTATTGAAATTGATTACTTTAGTGCCACTAAATCCGTTTTGACAATCATTAATCTGATAATCTGCAATGTTTTCTTCTAATAAAGCATAAGGTAAAGAACCAGAATAATCAATAGGACTGTAATAATCAAATCCACTTACATATGGTTTAATAACATATATTTCAACTTCGTTACCATTACCAAATCCAAAAGCAGGTATTTTTCTAATTTGTTCAGTTGGTTTTTTATTTTTCCAATCGTTATGATAATACCAATTTTCTATTTGTCCTTTATCATTACATTTTTCTGCTCTTAATGTTTGCATTGGAAAGTGTAAAACTTGTTTTACTTGTTTCTTTTCCATTACAACTTGCATTGCAGCCATTCCTAAAAGTTTTCTTTCTAAAGCTATTTTCTTTAAATCAGCATCTTTTATAATAGACTTCATTTGAGCATATTCATTAGGCTTTTTATTAGAATCTAAAGCATCTAATCCTTTGCCATAAATCATATTAGCAACACCTGTTATAATAGCACCATTTGTAGCACTATAAAGATACCTATCAATCAAATATTGAAAGTAATTATTGTCACTTCCATATTCAATAAAATCATTCTTTTTATTTTCTTGTATTACAGGACTTGTATAAGCACTTAAATTTACTATTGATATA